AGATGGCGTGGCGGCGCGCGCACTCGGCGTCGGCATCGGCGGCGGCGGCCAGGCGCGTCTCCCACGCGAGTTCGGTGGCGAGCAGGTGCGCGGTCTTGACGCCGGCATCTTCGGCCACGGCCTTGCGCGCCGGTTCGGCCAGCTCGGCGCGGCGCGTGGCGCTCACGCTGCCGGCTAGATCGCTGGTCTGCACCGTGCTGTTGGGCCGGTAGGCGAGCGTGGCGCGCCAGGCGGGCACGCCGGCGCCGGTGTCGGCGGTGGGCACACGGTCGAAGCTGC